CAAGGATTCTTCATCACCTTTCTCTTGAAGAAGGCGATGAGCGAAATGGGTCTGGTCAGACATGACAGCGAAGCAACGTTTGTCAAGTCTCCGGATCAAGAGTCGCTTCTCGCCGTCTTTCGAGATTTGTGGGAGCCACGGAACACCAAGTCATTTGCCTACTTCTCAGATGATTCTTGCTTTTCAGTGAGGGTCAACGGTGAAGTCTATAGCTACAATGTAGATATCTCCTCGTGTGATTCGTCACATGGGCCTGAGATATTTAAGACCATTGTAGATATTATGCCCGACTCTTTGCAGTCGGATATGGCAAACCTCGTCGCTCAGTGTTGCAAACCGTTCTACGTTCAATCGTTGGATGATGGCAGCCGGAGTCGTGTCTACGTGCAGATGGATGATCCATCGTTGTACTCTGGGAGTACACTCACGACAGCAATCAACAATCTGTCGTGCATCCTCTTACATGAGGCGTTGGCTGAGACCACTTTCACCGGGACCCGTGAAACTGTGAAGCAACAAATAATGTACGCATGCGCCAACGTTGGCTATAAAGTCACATGCGATATCAATTATGACTACCACCAGATTCAATTTCTGAAACACTCACCTGTGCTGGATACGTCCGGCGAAATGCGAGCGATGCTCAATCTCGGTGTGCTGCTCAGACTGTCTGGTTGTTGTCATGGTGACTTACCTGGACGCGGACCACTCAACCTTCGAGCCCGCAACTTCCAGAAATCTCTCTTGCAGGGTGCTTATCCGCGAACTTCATGTCCGCTCATCGATGCGATGAAAGCCTCTTGCGCAGATGGAATTCTGTCTGATGTATCCTCGTACTTTAAGTACAAGGTTGACCATTCCACCACTCACACCTCCTTCTCCGTAACGAACGATGAGCTCATCCAACGCTACCCTGGTTTAACCCTCGGTATGATGGAGGAACTCGACGAACTACTCGGTGGCGCTGGTTTCGGTGACGTTGTCAGCTGTGATGCAGCAAACATCATCCTCCGAGCCGATTACGATCTCTCGGTTGCGATGTGAGGAACCCAGGAAGAGCAGAACCCTCTGCCCTCGGCTTCCCAGCCCGTCCAAACTTACGACCTCGGTCGCATCTACAGACGCAAAACGTAGG